ATATTCAGGACTACCTGTCCGTTCGGCAAAGAGAACTACAAGAGGTCACCGGCATCAATCAGAAAAGGGTGCTTGAAGAGTATGCGAAACTAGCCTTTATCGATATCAGGAAGTTCTACGATCAGAACGGTCGGCTATTAACGCCTCATGACATCCCAGACGAGGCGGCAGCTGCGCTTGCGGGAATAGAGGTATTTGAAGAATTCGGTTTCGATAAAAATGGTGAAAAGGTTCACATAGGCGACACAAAGAAAATCAAAACCTATGACAAGGTGAAGGCGCTGGATAGCCTCGCCAAGCATCTTGGAATGTTTAAAGAAATACATGAGCTCACCGGCAAGAATGGTCAGCCTTTGGCGGCGCCTGTACTCTCTCTGCAGATTCCCGAAGGTATGACCCTAAATTTCCCCTCGAATACTGATGGTGAAGAATGAGATCAAGCTATTCGCAGAGGAAAAAAGTCCTTTGTATTGGGCTAATTTATTCGCTCAAGAAAAAATAATCGTCAACCAGGGCGGCACCTCATCCGGAAAAACTGAAGCTATTATCCGGGTGCTATTCACGGTTGCTATACTTTGCCCGGACTATATAATAACGGTTATTAGTGATACAATCCCCAAGTTAAAAGAAGACGCCCTGCGCATTGCAAAGCGGGTAGCCAAACTTCCAGAGGTCAGGATATTCATTACAGATTACAACTCAACGGATAGGGTATTTACATTCTCCAATGGCAGTATTATTGAATTCAAATCTTTCGAAGACGAAGAAGCCGCAAAGGGAGGAAAAAGACATGTACTCTATGTGGTAGAATGTACGAGAATTACTTATGGTGTTTTCTATCAGGCAGATTTGCGCACCTCTGTAAGAACCTATGTATGCTATAACCCGACGGCTGAATATTTTATCCATGATAAGGTAATCAACAATAAAGAGGAATTTGTATCAGTGAAAGTTATCCGCTCCTGGCATATCCACAACCCGTATCTAACCAAAGAGCAACATGATCGAATCGAAAGAATACAAGACCCCCAACTATTCAAAGTTTACGCCCGTGGTCTCACCGGCATCCTCACCGGCACGATCTACCCCGGATGGTTACCAGTAGATGAATTCACATGGACTGACGGAGTACTTTGGTACTGCGATTGGGGATTTAGCGAAAAGGAAACCGCAGATCCCACAGCATTCGGCCGGGTAGCTTTCCATCCCAAGGAAAGTGAATTTGATTTCGTGGCCGACGAGCTCGGACATGCCCGCGGGCTACCGGTTTCCGAAGTGGCAAAGATATTCAAGGAGGCGGGCTATAAATCAGGCCAACCCTGCTACTGCGATCATTCGCCCGAGAATATCCGGGAGTTAAGATTACACGGGATTTTCGCCTTCCCCGCAGCTAAGGGGCCAGGGAGTGTAACCAGTGGCATCCTGTTCATGCGCAATAAGAAAATAGCTTATACCAGTCGAAGCGAGAATATCAAAGAAGAGTTGCGTAAATATAAGTTCATGGAGATTGAGGGGATAGTTACCAATACACCCATTGACGAATGGAATCACCAGATGGACGGAATAAGGTATGCTTGCCACACCCATTCATTAAGGACGGGACAACTGTAACCTGTACTTTCAAAACTTATTGAAAATATATTTTGTTCAGAAAGTTCAATTACTTAGTTTTACTTATCCGACATGCGCAGGGGTGAGTTTGAGCATGTTGGTTTTCGGATCAACAAACTGGAACGTCATCGAACTCACCTTCTTTGGCGTTCTCTTTTTTATATGGTGGATATGGTTATTCCCCTCGGCAACCGATCAACAGTAAACAACCTGGAGCTAAAGTATTGCCTGCGGAGTATCGAGAAGTATCTGAAAGGAGTAGGAAAGGTTTTTATTATAGGTGAGTGCCCTGACTGGCTGCAGCGCGTTATCCACATCCCCAAAGATGACACGCCCGGAATAAGATTCAAGGAAAGGAATATAGCCGAGAAAATATCTTTAGCCTGCAACGACAAACGAGTGAGCAATGATTTCCTGATGGTGCATGATGACCATTTCCTGCTACAGCCCTTCACTGCTAAATCCTTTCCCTATGTACACCATGGCATGATAACCGTCGGCGAGGGATTTTATAGAAAGACTAAGGAAAACACGATGCGGTTATTCGGTCAGCAGATCAGGGATTATGACAGTCATTGCCCTATACTGTTTAATAAAGAGAAATTCCTGCGGGCCTACAACGCAACCGATTGGACAAAGTGGTATGGGTATCTTCTGAAAACCGTGTACTGTATTTACAATGAAATCCAAGCAGAATACTATCCCGACCTCAAAATAAGATGGATGGAAACTAAAGAGGAAATGTTAGACGCTATTGACGGAAGAAGATGGTTTTCTATTGGAGATCGGTGTTGGGGGAATGGGTATATGAAACAAGTGTTAGAGGAGTTGTACCCAAATAAATCGAAGTATGAAAGATAAACCCACTAAAGAAGAACAGGCAGAAAGGGTGCCGACAATCCCGGTCCACGTTCCCATGAACATAGTTCGCTGGATGGTATATAGCGGATGCTTTTTCCTTTTACTATGGCCGTTCTTTTTGCCTAGGGGCCAATGGATATGTGGCGCCATGATACTGGGGTGGTTCGCTGGATTATTAAACGCAATTGCTAATAAAAAATAAACGTATGGGATTACTATCATCGCTGTTTGGTAAAAGGAAAAAGCAGGACAACAAAAAGAAAGCTGCCGCCTCGTATGGCGCCTCTGCCGTCGGCGCTTCGCAATCTTCAAGCAATGACTTGCTGGACCCGCTCAATCCACTAAGTCCACTGTCACCAATCAGCCCGTTCAGCATATGGAATAATCCTGACGAAACCTATAAGAGTAGTGGCGATAATAGTTCTTTCAGTGGTGATGATCATGATAGCTCGGGAGGTGGTGGTGCATCGGGAGATTGGGGTGGGTCGAATGATTCTGGCAGCAGTTCAAGTTACGATAGCGGAAGCAGCAGCTACGATTCCAGTTCATCTTCTGACAGCAGTAGTTCATACGATTCATCATCCAGTAGCTCATCATTCGATTAACCATGACAATTTGTTATTCATTTGCTTCGAGGTCAAGAGTTGACCGTTTCTTTGAAACGCTGGACAACATTCAAACAATGTCCGCGCAACAAAACCATTTCATTGTAGCGAAGTTGGACGATGACGATACGGCAATGAATAACGATGCAGTACGGGCAAGGCTATCATCTTATCCGGGAGTGCTGCAGAAATGGGGGACAAGTAAGAGCAAGATACATGCGATTAACAGAGACTTGGAAGACCTGCCGCATTGGGATATCATGGTGTGCCTGAGCGATGATATGCGCTTCCGCACTTATGGCTTCGATGATTTGATAAGGCAATTCATGCCCGCTGACTTGGACGGCTTCCTGCATCTCCAAGATGACTATGCCAAGGAGCGCGTCGCAACTGTTCACATCGTTGGCCATAAGTACTACCAGCGCGATAACTACATCTACAACAATGCTTACTATTCGATGTGGTGTGATGACGAAGCGCAGGCGGTAGCGCAAATTCGAGGCAAGTACATCCTAGTTCCCGGAACGCACATTGAACACCTGCACTACACCAATAACGCTAAAGCCAAGAAAGATGAACTGTACTGGCGCAACGATACCTACAACGCGGACAAGAAGATTTTTGAACAACGAAAAAAGATGAATTTTGGATTATAAATTGACGATACTGATACCGACACTCCCCGCCCGCGCAGCCTTCCTTGGCCGCCTGGCAATGGAGTTATTGAATCAGATCGGCGATCAATACCCGGTAAAAATATCCGTCAACGAAGATACAACCTGCAGTATAGGTAAGAAAAGACAAGCCATGTTAGAAAGCGTGACAACCGATTATCTATGCTTTATTGACGACGACGACCGCATTGCAGATAATTACATTGAACTGGTAATGGCCGGCATCGCAACCAACCCTGATTGCTGTTCGCTGAATGGCATCATTACAACCGATGGCAAGAACCCAAAACCCTTCAGGCATTCTATTGACTATAAGGAAATGTACGAGCAGGACGGAGTGTATTACAGACCGCCCAACCACCTGAATACCGTTCGATCCTCCATAGCAAAGCAAATGCTTTTTCCGGACTGGGAGAGAAGCGAAGATTCGAATTATTGTTTTCAGTTGCGGGATAGTGGGTTATTGAAAACCGAGTACAAGATAGAGCCGATACTTTATTTTTACGATTATATTAGCGATAAAAAATACTAATGAACGCTATATCATATTCCCTTTTCGGATGGAGTGACAACCACGACCAGCAGATAAGTTTCAAATCCTACCTGCGCGGACTTCATCTTAATATCCGCGTGGCACAAGTTCTTTATCCTGATTGGGATGTTTGCGTGATGGCCGACGAATCCGTGTTGAGCAGCCCATACCATGAATTATTATCAGATTTAAGTACCAAGGGGAAGATACAGTTAAAAACGGTACGGACTGCCGAGCTTTGCCTCATGATGCTTTACCGGCTATGCCCTTTATTCTTTAATGCATTGGATGGAAAAATAAAATACGATCGTGTTATCTGTCGCGACACAGACAGCCTGTTATCCTACAGGGAGCGCCAAGCGGTTGCGTACTGGGAACAAGGCCCAAAGATGGCTCACGCAATTACGGATAGCATAAGTCACACAGTAACTCTTATGGGCGGCATGATTGGTTTTAAATCTGGTCCTTTCCGTGATCGAACTGCCGTAAAAAGTTTAGGGGAATTATTGTTACTAAGTAATGACATTAATCTAACATACAAAGGTTCGGACCAGGATTTCCTCAATCGATACGTATTACCAAAAGTCCATGATAGCATTACCGAACATTTTGTGCTCGGCCATCCTCAAACGTTCCGGGGAGATTGCCACAATTTTATTCATGATATTGATTTAACGGAACAGTTGGGCGGGCTATCTGAAGATATATACAAAGAGCTGAACGGATACGGCTTCCACATCGGCGCTTCTGGGTTTCAAACAGATGCAGTTGTAAAGTGGTTGGCGCAATGGGGGATTGATAACGAGTACTGGGAAGAATTGGAGAAACAATATCCTGATGTAATGTATTGGCAACTTTAAACAAAATTATGGAAAAAAAGAGCAGGGGCACCGTTCAAATTTCTATTGAAGAGTTTGAATATCTTACACAAACCGCTGATGCGTTTCGCAAATTATTGTCAAGCGATAAATGTGTGCAGATATCCGACAATCAGGGATTTTATCCGTCACCAAGATATGTAATAAATGCTGCTCCCGAAATGAAAGAACTGGAGCAAGTTTTTAAACGGCAGAAGGAAAGTATAGAAAACCGGTATTGGAAATTACGCCGAATTGATAAAAGGGTATCAATATTTGATATAGGCAAGAGGCTGGGAGACCTTGTTGATAAATGACCGACTTCGTTTTCATATCAGTAGCCTTTGGCCCGCGTTATGTGGAGCAACAAACAAGGCTGCATAATAGCATACTTAATTTCTATTCTTCCGATCATCATATTGGCTGGACGGATATCATGCCGCCCGGCGCCAAGTCTCACAAGCAAAGTCCCTACGGCTTTAAGGTTCATGCTGTCGAATATGCGCGCAGCCTGGGACATAAGAAAATAATTTGGATAGATACCGCATGTATCCTGCAGGACAAGGTAGATTACTGGTTTACGCTGATCGAGAAATACGGCGTAGTGGCGGCGAAGGATGATAACCTGTTGACTAAGTGCATCGGTAGCAAGGCGCTGTTTTATTATGGCGACCCCTGTATCGAAAACTATCATCTTGTTGGCGGGTCATTGTACGTGTTTGATTTCGATAACGAACTAAGCGAAAAGATATTTACTGACTGGAACCGCGCAGAATTGTCTGGAATGTTTGCCGATGAAAAGAAACACCGGCATGACGAATCTTGCATGGCAATGTCTTTGTACCTGAACGGGAGTGAACCAACGCTATATGATGTAGCGAGGTATAATAATGGACCGGAAAGCATTGTAATTAAAGATCACTTCAAATGAACATACAAGTAATACACGAACATAGCGTTGACGTTGACCTGCTAACTGGCGGTATTTGTATCGATGTGGGGTGCAGGGGATTTGCTTTTAGTAAAGTAATGAAGGAGTTGGGCTGTAATGTTGTTGGGTTTGACTTGGAGGCCATGACACCCCCGGACGGCGTAGAATTTATGAAGATGGCTGTGAGTACTTACAATGGCACTGCCAAATACGCTGACACAAAAGATGCACAGGCCAAACACCTGAGCGAATGGGGGACTGTAGAAGTTCCCGTTATTGAATTGAACTTGATATACCGGAAACTGCATGACTATGCCGGTCATGTCTTCCTGTTTCCACCGCAATTGAAAAATACTGCTGTAGATGTTCTTAAAATTGATGCAGAAGGAGAGGAGTACAGAATCCTATCCGACCCGGAATTCAAGCCCATCCCCCGCCAAATCTCCGTTGAATTTCACATGCACTGCCATCGATCTTTACACGACCAGTATTACGATAAGTGCATGGAGAACTTATTGAAGCATTATGTTGCAGTGCAGCATGAGTTGAAAGAGGCGCATGGGGCTGGATTGAATTATTGGGATAGCCTTTGGATTCGTAAAGACTTAATCAAAAATATATGAGCAAATTTGCTGTAATTTCTGTAGATAATAACCCTGAATACTACAACCTCTTACCATTGGTTTGTTATAGTTGGTGGAAACTGGGATATGAACCAGCGATAATTTGGCTGGCCGACAGGAAAGTGTTGTCCATTATGGATAAATTCATTGACGCGAAAGTTTTACTACGCGACCCGGTGCCCGGAGTGAAAGATTCTACTATTGCGCAACTTGACAGGTTGTTCGCGCACGAATACAATATTTTCGAGGATGATGATATACTGGTGACCGCAGATGCGGATATGATTGTCGCAAAGGATATATTCCATTGCAATGATGGCTTTACCAATTATGGCTATGACTTAACCGGTAGGTCAGAGTTGCCCATATGTTACAATATTGCAACCAGGGAGAAGTGGCGAGAGTTTATGGGATCATTTACAGTCCCGCAATCCGCGTACTCGGATAAGTGGGAAACTTATTGGTCAACCGACCAGCAACTTTTAACCCAACGCGCACACGAATATGGCATGGGAAAGATTACCTTCGTTGACCGGGGTAATAATAACAAGCATGGTTTGCCTACTGGTCGATGGGATCGTTTCGATTGGAACCATATCCCTGATGACATTATCGATGTACACATGAAGCGGAACGACTTTGATGCCCAGTTGCAAGTGTTCAAAAAATTATGGCCAAATGATGACTATTCCTTTTTAGCTAACTTTCACAATTCGTTGAATCAATGATAGAAATTAAATTGACACAAGGGATGGTGGCGAAAATTGACGACGAGGACTTTGATATAGTGTCCAAAATAAAATGGCAGGCAGAAAAAAGAGGTGGCCACTATTATGCAAGAGGAGTCATATCTACCTTTCAAAGGCGTTCTAAAAAGGTCTATATGCATAGGCTAATAATGAATGCGAAGCCAAATGATATTGTTGATCATAAGAATATAGATGGTCTTAACAATCAACGGGGAAATCTTAGAATTTGCACCATAGCCCAGAACAACAGGAACAGGTCTTCTGCTGCAGGAGCAAGATCAAAATTTCTTGGTGTAGATTTAGCGGGAAGGCCAAATAATAAGCGGTGGCGTGCCGCTATTTGTCACCAGAGAAAAAGAATATGTATAGGGCATTTTGATAACGAGGAAGAGGCTGCTGCAGCCTACAATACTTACGCCCTAAAACTGCATGGGGAATTTGCAAGATTAAATAAAATTCAAGGAGGCGTTAGATGAGTCAGTACGGTAACTATCCAAATCCAGGCACTCCCGAACCGTATCTTAAGCACATTGCTATTTTAGACAATGAAGTCGGGCAAGGCTTTTTGAAAGCGGTAACAGGAAATTGGAATAACCATTTGCCCTTGCTTTTGCTTGGCTTATCACATACAGACGGCGCGGTAATGGAACTCGGTAGTGGCGATGGAAGTACACCTTATCTACGCAAATACTGCGCAGATTACAAACGAACCTTTCAGTCATTCGATAATAACCAAGAGTGGTGCGCAAAGACAAGTGCGGAATATGTACAGGACTGGAACCCGTTAATCGCGGGCGCAGCAGGCGCTTATCGTGGCCTTATCTTCATCGACCATGCGCCAGGCGAACGCCGCGCAGACGACGCGATCAAGCTGGCCAATGCTGCCGATATTCTTGTCCTGCACGATACGGAAGAAGGTGGCGCGGGGGATTACAAGTGGGATAAGGCATGGCCGCATTTCAAATACCGCCTCAACTACAACAAGTCCGGAGGCGGCGCAGGCGCTACAGCAGTGAGTAATAAAATAGACTTAAACCGGTTCAGGGGGTTGAGCCTTGGGCAATTTACTTTTGATAATGATTGATCGGGAAAAATTGATTGCAGAAAAGAAGGCGGAGATTATAAAGATTTCCAAGGAACAGATTCGACTGATGATGAAAGCGTCGAAGTTGGCCGCGAAAGTGTATAAGACCATGCCTGCGCAAATGAGAAACTTAGGTAAGGTAATGGTCATTTGCTTTCAGATTCGAGGGCTGGAAATACAGAAGCATATCATTATTTCGCAGCCTATACCGAAGCGCGAGTTTCCGAAAGGCGCTGCAATGGTTGGTGACAATGGCAAGCCAGAAATTATTGTTCACAATGGAAAGGAAATTAAAGTATGATTGACCTATCAACCCCCAACGAATGGCAACACATCGACCCGTTAAACGGGTTAGTAATGCCTTGGTATACTAAGCCCGCGTTGGATGAAATCGTTACATGGGATCTGAAAGACAAAAAGGTTTTTGAATATGGTGGTGGCGCGAGCACTTTGTGGTGGAGCGCCAAAGCCAAACAAGTTAGAGCGATCGAAACTAGCCCTGATTGGCGACAGGCAGTTAGCGATAAGGCTGGTTCGAATACTTGGGTCAAATGGACCTGGAATCTGAATGACTTCGAAGATGCGATAATGGAATGGGAAACACTGTTTGACATTATTGTAGTTGATTGCGATCCAGTAGAATGGCGTGATCGTTGTATCCGAGTAGGCATTAAGACGTTAAATACTGGCGGTAAACTTATTGCAGACAATTGGGACCAGCCATCGGTATGGACGCCCAGCGATAAAACGCGAGAGACTTTAAAAGAGTTTGATTGTAAGCTGTATAAACAACCCAATCACCCCGACTGGCAAACGGCAATATTCACAAAGTCATGAACCCTTTAATCAATATTCTTCTCCGCACCTCCTACCGCCCGCAACTCTTCACCCGGTGCCTTCAGTCCATCGAAGAGCAAACTTACAAGCATACTCATGTTATTGTAGGGTATGACAATGATCAGGCGCTGGATTACATCCCGAGAGGCATGGATAAGATTCCGGTATCGGCCGGCAAGGGCTATCCTTATTTCTATGACCTGTATTGTAACCAATTAAAGAAGTATGTAAATGACGGCTGGTTTATGTTTCTGGACGATGACGACGTACTGGATAGGCCTACAGCACTGGATGAAATTGCTGCCCATCTAACGGAGCCGGGCGCAGTGATCTGCCAATTTCTACGGAAAGCCACGCCAAAGCCCTCTGTTCACAGAATACAAAGATGTGAAATCCTTGAAGGAAAAATTGGTCTGCCCTGTCTTTTCCTGCATTCAAAATACAAAGATGTGTCGGGCCTGGACGGCTACGAAGCAGGAGACTACCGCTATATTTTATCCGTTTCCGCTATGGTGCCGACCAAATTTGTGCCCGTGGTTGTGGTCAGAACTGACCGCCGAAGCTTAGGTAAATGTGAAAAAAAATTGCCAAATTCTTTCAATAGTTACTGAAAAGATTGATAATACTGAAATTAATCC